AGTGACTCAGCGTCAGGTGTGTCTGCAATTCTAACACACCCGAAGGCAGCGTTTTTCACTACGCTGCTGAGCTACGCTAATAAAGTTGTGACTACGAAAAAACCCTGGCTATGCCAGGTAAAAATTTCATCATCAAAATTAATACGGCATAGCTCAGGGGCACAAAAGTGCTGCCCCCCGTGTCAGCCACCGACACGTGGATTTAAGATTTTGTTTTTCCTGCTGGAGAATCCTATAACTCCACATTTTCTGTTACGGGGTGTCTGTCCCCGTGTGTTCTCTAAGGGTCTATAGCTGGAGGTTCAGCATCGTGATAGACTCGCCACGCTACAGGCGCTCCAGTGAAGAGACCTAAATTGAAATCTTCACCGACAGAAACAAAGCAATGTATTGCTGATGCATCTGTTTGATGAAAAGTCCATATGGTTGACAGCCAATGATACTTTCTAAAATTAAAAGGATCGCTCGTCACATCAGCCTGCTTCGCAGGTGAGAAACGAGTATTCATATAATAAGGTATCTCGGCTTCTACAGTTGGATTATGCAAAGTGCTGGTAACAAAAGCACCGTCCCATGTGTGGGGAATCAACTCTTCATTTTGTCGAACACATTCAAAATGATTGGTGTTGTCCAACGTAATCATTGAAGTTTCATTCTGAGCGTAACCCCCTGCAGACGAAGCATCCCGAGCAACCATCATATAAGATGTTTCCGGTTGGTGACGACTACCTGTCCGGAAATATTTCCATCGCAAACCACCTCTCCTACTACTAAAAGCTGGTGTAACATAATTCAGAAGCGTCATCTTACAATAATTGTAGGGTGTTCCACTAGAAGGTAAAATTGTTTCGTGTACAGCCCCCGGTGCATAACCACGGTAATATGGAAAATCGCTATTACGCAAATTCATCATCGTTGGATCTGCAGTTTCTCTACTGGGCACTATTGCTGAATGATAATTGTAACGCTTCAAACACTGGCGAAATGATGTAACTGGATCACCATAATACACACATGATGTGTGGTCTTGATCCGATAGCGTAGGTGCCAATATTTGTGATGGTTCTCCTTTCATTGGTTCATCTTCACGCTTCGTGAAATCTGCATCGGGTTGATTCATTGGTTGATCTGCGACTTCAGCCATTTGAGAAGAAAATATTTCCCTCATCTGTGGTTGAAACCACACCAAATCTTGAATATCATGAGAATCAGGATCAAATACCTCAAAATCATCTCCAGCAGACACGAATACGTTCACTTCAATGTCATTATCGGTATTTGATTTGGGAACGGTCAAATCATTCACCACATATACCGATAAAATTCCATTGGCAAAATTACCTGGAGAATTTCCAATTGGTTCTCTTTCCCGATACGGTGGATAATTTGGGTTTACAGGGCTACGGTGATTGATCAAACTCTGCTCATGACCCCAGCCAACGGCGACAGTGAAATCTCGCTCTTTTGCAAGATCTATAATGTATGTATAATTTGTATTATACTCATTTGTAAGAGGATATGATGGATCGTAAGTAATCTTCAAACGGCCCTTGTGAAAGGTCGATGCAACTATTTGAAAACGAAACTTCATTGTTCCCCTCCACCTTTTAAAAGGAAGAGCAGCAAAACAACAAGCGGGCATGTGAATCTCGGCGTTTCCTAACCCACGCCACAACACAGGTGAAACTTCAGTATTCCACAATAATGACTCAGAAGAATCAGCTACATTCCACGCGAATGTTGTAAGATAGGATTCTCGTTGTGCAATTGATTTAATTGTCATTTCATCAGCTGAACCGAGACCCATCACACGCGGATCAACAGTGAGCTCCTGTTTAACATCTAAAGTTAATTTGTTAGACGTATCAGGTACATTGGTATTTGCCATATTTCCTATCAATACTGGCTTGTACGGTTGTATTTCCGCAAGTTCTACTGGCCTCGAATATCCAAACATTGAAGCTACGCCTGATACTGCACTTGCGGCCATTTGTGTGGCACGCGCATACACACCTATACCTGGCATATTGGTTAAAGCACCTGCGGCTTTGGCTACTATGCCTGCTGGGCGCGAAATTGGACCCGTTCCATATTCATCTCTTACTTGAGGTGTGAAAATCTCACCCGTCTGTGGTGATAAAGCGCCTGGCTCATCCGCCGTAGGAATGGAAAGTGAAACTTCCTCAGCCCAAACAAATACAGAGACTGTTACTTGATCTGTGGCGCCGTTAGCATGTTTTAAATTTTGCATGCCATGAATAATAATTTTACCCATGTCTCTCCATTGCTGAAGAGGAATGTTTAAAGCATTATTATACCAAAAGAATGGAAGAGTAAGAGTTCCACCTTGACTGGTCGTAGGGTCCAAATATACATGTGGACGCTGACTAGCAGCAACTACATCTTGAATGAAGTAAGAACGATCTTTCGTAAACTCATCCAAGTTGTGTAATGGAATATATGAAGCAATTGCTCGCCCATAATGAAATCCATTGCCATTCAGCATAATCCGCACTTTCAATTTACAGCGCAAAAGGTTAAAATTTGTAATACGATTCAATACTCTGGGATTTTCAAAGAAATCCTGCCAAGGATTGAATGTTTCAAATAAATTTGTACCTGTTGCCCAACTGTAAGACTGAACTTTTATAGGACGAGAAAAGAAATTCCCGAGGTCTGCGTCATCCGTGTCAGCAATATTAAAAGTGGAATCAGGCATACTATCCACTGTATAGTCCCACTGAGGAGTTTGATCACTGAAGTGAACATTCTGATATTGGGACTCTAAATTTTCTTCATTTATTTTTATATTAAATTTATTGTTATTGTTCATATTAGCAAGTCATATTTAACGCAAAGTGGTAGACTCAATCCACAATGCGTGTGTCAATCTTGCGTATGGCGAATACTTCCCTAAATAGGGGTACTTTACGAGGAAAGTGCCTCTCTCTGCAAGCCTATGCTAAATTCTATGATTGACTTATTGAATTAGCATGGTAATCCAATACAGAGAGCCTCCTTTTGGTTTAATTAGACATGGTAGGGTACGCCCAGAGGGATGCATTTATTGTCTGCCCAAGACTCAAACGGATGCATTTATTGTCTGCCCAAGACATAGCCGGATGCATTTTCTGTCTGCCCAAGACATGGCCGGATGCATTTATTGTCTGCCCAAGACATAGCCGGATGCATTTATTGTCTGCCCAAGACTTAGTCGCTTATTCATATTTATCTTTCCATTTTTTCAACCTGTCATCATATGATTTATGAATATCGGTACAACCATGTATAATATCAGCACGTTTAGCGACTTCCTTCATCTGTTTGCGACGCTTCTCATAAACGTCTCGTCCATGAAAAAACCATTCTCGTAAAGCACCATCAATATTCTGCATGGCTTGTTGTTCACGAGTAAGAAATTTGGATTTAACAACTGAATGGAGACTTTTAAAAATCGAATCTTCATTAAGTGCTCCCATAATCATTCCTGTGTCCTCGCTATATACATTAGCGCGTTTAAGCAGATCTGCCTGTTCATCTATCATATATGGTGTAGGTACTGATTCTTTATCAGGCATGGTGAATATCATATCTCGCTCTTCCAAAAACTTGGCCACAGCAATGTGGTTAAATTCTGGAAAATCCTCGTGAACTGAACTCTTCGCGTCATCTCCATATGTGATCAACGAACACACATCTCGAAACTCAGGAACATTCACACGTCCTTTCGTAATGTGGTAATATGCACATCTGAAAAGAAGAGCATTAACGATAGAATTGATATAAACAGTAAGATTCTGTCCCGAAGGATTTGAACCGTAATGTTGAATCAAATCTCCATTGTACGCTATTAGTGGATAGCAAATATCGGTGGCAATTCCTTCCATGATAATTAAATCACGTTCAGAATAACCACATTCTTCTGCAATATCCATCATGATACGAAATGCAACAAACATAACCTGTGCTGGCATTCGAAGGTCGTACTTACTGTAATCTCCTGCAAGAATACGATCCTCACCAAGACGCCTGATGTGCTTTGCCAATTGATCCCATTCAGGACCTTGAGAATTCACACCAACAGCACATTCAGATAAAAGAGGCAACATAGACAATATTCGAGCCACAGGAAGATAATACTTCCGCACCAATAATTGCAATGCAACTGGCGCTCCCTGAAAGACTCTAACCTTGTTCTTAATCAATTTTGTGGACTCGTCTTTTAAACATGCTTTAAAAATAGGATAAGCCCTTTCTCCTTGCAAATAAAGCTCTTCCATCTTATTGGCATGATCCCAAAAACGCTGATCTAACACAGCGGGGCATTGATGAGTAGGATGATCAATCGGATCTAATAACGTGATGTAATATGATTTTGGACCAGATAACGGGTATCCAATGGAAGTAGTAGGTGGCATTTTATCTATAAATCGAAGTCCATCTTTTCCACATACCGTTTCCATTTCCGTTAACGGTTTAACCCCCGATTTCAAACTTGGAATTTTATCCAATGCCCTAAAAAGTTCTTTGACATAATCGTCCGCAGACAATTCCAGCAATGATCCTTCGATTCCACATGAAGGTTTGGCCGAACATTGTAAAGATGCTTGCCAAGGCCACCCTTTACGAAAGCTGGGACCCCCCCATTTTTGAGGCACCCCACACACATCTTCCACGTGTTCTGAAATAACAGTGGTCTCTACGTCGGAATGATAGGAAGCACGACCTTTTACTTGTCCATAATACTTACAATTAGTACCATGGGGTAAATAATTAATCGGACTCTTCGGATGTACGTCAATACCTTCGAAATATTGCACATCATAAAGTTTTTTCGGTATAGTACCAGAGCTCTTAGCCAGTATAACTCCAGGGACATCACGCAACATCGAGAAGGCGCTATCAAATTCACTCTTCAATAAAAGACCACTACATCCACGCGTTTCACCAGTCCTTCCACCCAAATGGAAACCACCAATTAGCGGTCCACGGGTTTCAGTAATCAATGGTGCCATACACAAACCTTCGAAGGTTTCAAACCTCAAATTGTACGTTGCGCCATAAAATTTGGCTGCAAGAGTTGTTACATCACCGACTTCCATCATCAACTTAGAACTAATACAAGTTCCATCTTGCTTCTTGTATGTCAAGCGAGCAGGCGCACTGGCAAAACGTTGTAATGGAAAATAATCTGTCAAATCTTTCCAATCACCACCATTGGGAACCCATACGACAGATAAATCAGTATTGGGAACGTCAACGCTGAATTTACGATACAAGAAACACTCAAAATTTCCTCCAATAAAGGAAGGATCATGACGAGTAAATTTAGCCTTGATATCATCAGCTTTCCACATATGACGTGGAACAATAGCAACATTTGACTTGGGAAAAAATGCATCACACCCAAATTTACGCACACTCCCATTATCCGTTAAGGTAATTGTCATAAAACAAAGATTATTCTGAACCATTTTTTCTAAACGATTAGGGGTGGTGGTTTTTGATCTCTCTGTACATGGCATTTCACTGACTTTAACACCAGCCCATGGATTTACTTCAAGGTCTCTATCCACTATATCCTGAGCAGACGTAGGAGCAAGATTTCCTTGTGGGACTGGGGTGGCTTTAAATGCCTTATAAATTTGTGCAATAGCATACAATGCAGCCACTACAATACTAGTACTTGTAATCCACTTAATATGTCTATCACGATACATTTTAAAAATTCTAGGCATAATGTCATTATCTGCTGCTACTTCATCATACATTTTATTCTTCTCAAACTCAACTACTCCTGAAATTCCAATTAATGGAAACATAAGAGTAAAAATAAAATAATGATGAACAAAAAATATAAAATAAAAGCAACATATAATACCCAAAAAATGGTTGAAATAAGAACGACGAATACGTTTACGCAATTCTCTCTCACGAGTAAACCATATAACATTCTTCATCCAATCCTTTTCTAACCATTCTTTAGGAATCCAATTTGTCCAACAAACCCAACGGGAATTCTCAAGCCAATCGAGACGCTCTAAAAGTGCCCCAACTGATCTTCTGCAGACAATTCCAGCAATGATCCTTCGATTCCACATTCGAGTTTTGGAAAGCATAGTAGCTACAATTCTCTCGCCAATATGATTCTCAAAAGGTTCATCTTCATGCTGAACTTCACAACTTGTACACTGATCATCACGTGCACAAATGCAAACATCTGGCATAGGAAAACGACATTTCGGACAAAGCCGAAGTTGTTTGTCAAGATTATTACTCTTAGCAACCAATTCTTTCTGACTAGTATAAAACTTCACGGAATCTTGTCCGATCCAACGAATCAGTTCTGGTAATCCAATATCCTTAAGAGGTTTTCCATGAAATTCAACGATCTCCCATCCAACAATTGCTGCTCTTCCTTTTACCTCATTTTTAACAGGGAATGACTTTTCTACAGTAATATTCCATAAATCAGGAATTAAAGGTGGTCCATTGGGAAAAGCTGCACGAACCTTATCGTCATTCAGCATATCATGTACCGCATACTCTGGTTTAACCTTACAAGTCAAAGTAATACGATCACGACGTGTAATGGAAGCAGGTTCATTAGAATAAACGGTGGCACACGTGTCTTTCACATTTTTAGTTCCAATGACAACTTTTGGCTCTACTGAAACTTTACCTTTCATGTCAGCTTCAGCCATATTCGCATACATACGAACATTGTTAACTAACTGAATCATAAGAGATGTAGGAGCACGCTCAACAAAATCGGCTTTCGTATTACCGATATCATCAATCAAAACACCATTAGTGTGAGATCGAAAATTCGACATAAATTTGTCAGCCTCATTTAAAGTGACAATTCTATCATCAGAAGCATTTTGATTATTATGTAGTAATGTAGTTACCATCAAAATATTAGCAATAGATGATTTTCCAACTGCTGTTCCCCCATAAACTCCAATCGAATATGGTGCTTCACGCAAACCGCCTTGTACTCGAGTCTGGCGAAATGTTGCTTGCCATTGGCGAAGAATATCAACCTTCCGGCTAAGAATGTTCTTCTCAACAACACCTTTACAAGTAGTCTTCAACATTTGTGCTTTCTCAATACACTGCGCAAGAAGAGCTTCATAATCATTCTCCGACATTTCCTCATACTTCTCGAGATTACCACACTTGGCATACTCGTGACAACGAAGACACTTAGAATATGCTTCCTCAAATTCTTCATTTTCCATGCTGCCATATAATAACGGATTAATTGAACCTCTTTCGAAACAAGTATATCCACCTTCAGTAAAAAATACAATGGTTTCAAATATTGCGTCGACAAGTTCAACAGCCGAAACATGTTTGGTAAAAGCACCAATGGAGAACATCTTGATACCTCCAATAGAAAAATCGAGATCTGCAGAATCACACAATCCTAGAGCCAAGCAAAGGCTCAGGACATGTGAAATCTTCTTAAATCCTTCATTCCGAGTTACAAGCGACCAATTCTCTTGTAAATCCTTAAGAAGTAATAACCAAGATGGTTTATCTTTTTCCGACTTAACTCCAAACTCACCAGTTTGCGAGTCAAATACTGTATCTAACAACTCAGCCAAGTAGCCAGCCACCAAGTTAGCAACTGATTTGTCGTACTCAGTTTTCAAATACAGGAAAATCGTTGCTGAAAAACTAGAAACTGTAGTGCAATCTTTTGCTGCTACGAACAAAGCTCCCAAATTTTCAATACGGCTGGAAAACTTATCATCAATTGGAATACCTTTAATTTTAGCAAGGTTTGCAAATGCTGTAACAATCGAAACAGATCCAATCTGGGGAAGAAAAAATTTTTCCCTTGGCACCTGTTTATTCTTTTTCTTACCACTATCCCGTCCACCACGGGAGCAAGAAAAACGTTCTTTTTTATGTTTTTTATTTTTATAATATTGAGATCGAAGATCTTCCTTTGATGGAATCTCATCGATCTGATTTTGAATGGTGCAAGTCTCTGGTATACTTGCATTTCTTGAAACACTATTTCCATATCTGCTAGCCTTAATAAAATTAATCATATTGTGTTCAAGATAAGAGAAGAGGTAAAACAACGTTACGAGTGGTGGTATTTCAGATTCGAGCAAGCTCTCCCACCTATGTTATACCTCGTAGGTTGTTTACCGATGGTTTCTCAATTATTTAATCCTAAAATCTTTCACTCCCATTGAACATCAAATAAGGTCTCATAAACCGTCTCGCCGATATGGCTAGGCCACGACTCTCTTGATAGATGCGATAAAACTATTGACCAGAAATCTTTTCAATGTCTTAGAAATTTGTTTACAAAAAGTAGCAAAAGTGCCTTCACAGGATACCAATCCTCAGCGCACCTAATTCTGCGTTACTACTGGAACAAATAGATTAGATCGATTTACACTTGACAGCTAAGCCTGCCCCTGCTAGAAGGGCATGTATCGAACCGCTTACTCTTTATGTAAACGCCTTTAAAAGCGCTAAAGTGATTAATAAAATTTTCAAATAACCGAGTCAGGATTATCAATCCATAACCGATTATACCAGAAAGTCAGTCTTACCTGTACTAAACTGTAGTTTATTACTAAACTATAAAATGCGAATCCATGTTTCCACAATCATGTGCTAAAGCACAAGGGACGCGCCATCCAAAAGGAAGGTACACATCAGTTCAATAAACCAATCATCGAGAATTCAAGGAAAAAACTCTCATGGTTACTTAAATTTCAAATATCCTTTAATATATTTCTATATCCCACTATCCCAGGGAACGGGTATGATAAAGTTTATTATATCAACATAACTGTTAATATAGGAAGAAGGAGCGTCGTAACGCTCCAACTCACTATATAACAGGTACACTGGGCGTAGTTTAACGCCAAATACAACAACAACTCCACGTGCGCAAAACGCGCACGTGGAG